TACTCCAAGCTAATAGGTGAGTATGTTAATGACGCTAAACGTACAGTAGAGAACGCTTGGGACTGGACAGGACTACGTAACACACTGACAGTAGACACACAGGCTAACGTGTTTAACTACGTCCTTACAGGTGCTGACAACACTATTAAGATACTAGATGCTACCAACGACACACAAAACTGCTTCTTGCAGTACAAGCCATCTCAGTGGTTTGACAACGCTTTCCTAGACTTCCCTAGTGTTCCTAAAGGCACTACTCAGTTTTACAGCATTAACGGTATAAACGGTGTTGATCTATACCCTATTCCTGACGCTGCGTACACACTGCGGTTTAATGTGGTGTTACGTACTACAGACTTTACCAACGACACAGACCCACTGAACGTGCCTTATAACCCTGTTATACGTCTGGCTACAGCGTTAGGAGCAAGAGAGAGAGGAGAGACTGGTGGTACTAGCGCAGCGGAACTGTTCGCACTAGCTGATGCTTCACTAGCAGACGCTATAGCAATGGACGCTGCATTACATCCTGAAGAAACTATCTGGTACTCATAATGGCTCAACAGCTACAGAACATTACTATTGCAGCTCCCGGCTTTGCTGGACTCAATACTCAGGACTCACCAATAGGCGTAGACCCGTCGTTTGCTGCTGTTGCTGACAACTGTGTTATTGACAAGCTAGGCCGTATAGGGGCGCGTAAAGGCTGGGAAGAGGTCACTACTAACGGTTCTTCTGTGTTAGGCAGCAGCCGTGGTATAGAAACAGTTTTTGAGTTTGTAGACAAAAGCGGCGACAAGCGTGTAATCTCTGCTGGTAATAATAAAATATTTTTAGGCACTACTACTCTTACTGATATTACCCCCAGCAGCTACACGATAACGGCAAATAACTGGAAGTGTGTAACTTTTAACGATCATTTGTATATGGTGCAAAGTGGCCACGCTCCTTTACTAGCTACAGATCACGGAGGATCGTTTGTGCTGGAACCTGTGGCTTCTCATTCACACGCTACAGGAACAATGCCGTCAGCTAACGAGGCTTTAGCAGCTTTTGGTAGGCTATGGGTAGCAGATGTAGTAGGTAACAAACACACTGTTTACTGGAGCGATCTTCTCCAAGGACATCACTGGACAGGAGGCACTTCTGGTAGTTTAGATATAGAAAAAGTATGGCCTTCAGGTTATGACGAGATTGTATCATTAACGGCACACAATGACTTCTTAATTATATTTGGTAAGCGTTCTATTGTTGTGTACTCAGGAGCTACTAGTCCTGCAAACATGGTTCTAGCGGATACCATTGAAGGAGGAGGATGTATAGCTAGAGACTCAGTACAGCAGACAGGTACAGATGTCATCTTCTTATCAGACTCCGGGCTACGTAGTTTTGGTAGAGTAATACAAGAAAAGTCTCTACCTATGCGCGACATTAGTAAATATGTCCGTAACGATCTGATGGAGAAGGTTAATGTAGAGCAGCTACCTATTAAGTCTTTATATAGCCCAGACGAAGCCTTCTACCTGCTTTCTCTACCCTCTACCAATACTGTGTACTGCTTTGATATGCGTGGCCCGTTAGATCAATCTGGGGCGCACAGAGCTACTACATGGACAGGACTAGACCCTTTGTCTTTTGCACGTTTAGAAGACGACACAATTTACATAGGCAAGTCTACAGGCATTGTTAAGTACGCAGGCTACTTAGACGGTACAGCTACCTATCAGCTACGTTACTTTAGTAACCCCACAGACTTTGGTAACTCTTCTAATCTCAAGTTCTTAAAGAAGTTTAACTTGACTATTGTAGGCGCACACGGTACTGACATAACGCTTAACTGGGGCTATGACTATACAGATGTCTACAATAAGCAAGCCTTTACATTTTCTGCGTCTAACGCTATTGCTGAATATGGTGTTGCAGAGTACGCAATAGCAGAATACTCAGGAGGAGCAGACGCTCTAATCAACACGCCTTCTGTAAACACTGGTGGTAGTGGCTCTATTGTTACCATTGGTATTGAAGCACAAATAGACAACGTACCATTTTCCATTCAAAAGATTGACATACATGCTTTACTAGGGAGACTTATCTAAATGTCCAACTATACAAAGACCACTAATTTTGCGGCTAAGGATTCTCTGCCCTCTGGTAACGCCAATAAGATTGTACGTGGTACAGAAATCGACACAGAATACACTAACATAGCAACAGCGGTAAACAGCAAGGCTGACACTGCTGCTCCTACTTTTACTGGTACTGTAACAGCCGCTACCGTAAACGTGACAGGCACACTAACGGCTGACACAATTACTGGAGGGTCGTACTAATGGCTATTGATATGTACGGGAACTACACACCTGATGATAATCCTTTCGCGCCTTCTAATACAGGTAGTTTTATTGCTAATCCTATTACTGGCTATGTTCCTCCTACAATGGCACAGCAAATAGAGTCTAGCTTGTCTGTACCTAGCTTGTACGATATAGGCTCTTCTGCTTTCCCTTCGTTTGATCTAGCGTCAGCTAACAACACAATGGCTAGTTTGTTTGGTTTAGATTATCAGCCAACACTTACACCCTCTACTCAACAAACAACGCAACAGACACAAACCATGCTTAGTTCTCCGCAGACTGGCCAAGCCGCTGGCGGTAGTAACATGATTCAGAACTTGCTCAGAGGTGCTGGTCAATATTACTTAGGTCGTGAAAACATACAAGATGTTCAACAGCTAGGCAGAGAAACTCAAGAGCAGTTAGGTTTACTAGCAGAAGAAGGGCGCGAGGCTACACAGTTTAGACCCTACACCGTTACTGGTGGATTAGGTGGTGTTTCTACTACTGCTGAAGGTGGTTTTGGTATTGACCTGTCTCCAGAGCAACAAGCTCTACAAGCGCAACTATTGGGTCAGGCACAGGGATTATTTGGTCAGGTAGGTCAAGACCCTACGGAACAACAAGCTGCTATATATGAGCAGATACGGGCTACACAGCGTCCTGAAGAGGAGCGTCAGCGTCTAGCACTAGAAGAGCGTATGCTGTCACAAGGCCGTCTAGGCCTGTCCTCTGCTGCTTATGGCGGCGCATCTCCTGAGCTACTAGCGCAAGAGACTGCTCGTCAGGAAGCTATGGCACGAGCTAATGTAGGTGCTAGGCAGCAAGCCTTATCAGAGCAGCGGCAAGCTCTAGCAGGTGCTACAGGTCTAATGACTGCTGGCTACCAGCCGCAGCAACAAGCTCTTGCTATGCTACAGGCTAGTGCTACTCCTGCTGGCTTTGCTGATGTTGGTCGTAGGACTGGTCAACAGATTGCAGGGCAATTACAGCTAGGCGGTTTAGAGTCGAGGATACAGTCTGAGCAGTTAGCTAATCAGTTACGTCTACAACAGCAGCAAGGATTGTTAGGTGCTGCTTTAGGCACTCCAGCTACTCCTCAACAGCAGGCTACAGTGGCGGCTATGCCTACAGGTTCGTTAAAAGACATGGCAGAAGCAGCTCTAAGGCAGCAAGCAGCAGGCGCTGTGGGCGGGTTATTTAGTAGAATATTTGGAGGAGGTGGTTAAGATGGCTAGAACAGATATTGCAAGGATGTTGACAGGTGTAGGTGGCCCAGCTCCTGTACAGGCTATGCCCGGTACTGCTGGCTTTGCTGGACAGTTTGGCGCACAGACTACAGCAGGTACGGGACAAGCTATAGGAGCTTTAACCCGTGGTGGAGCGCCTTCGTATGAAGAAACAGTAGCTCAGGCTATGGGTCAGTTAGACTTAGAAACACCAGAAGGGTTGTCTCAACTAGCTAAGTATCAACTAGCCAGTGGTGACACAGTCGGAGCTGCTAAGACGGCAGCAGGTATACAAAAACTTAAAGCAGACGCAGAAGACGCTGGTTTAGGTAATCTTAATCCTCAACAATATACTCCTAAAAGTTTACAGGCTTATCAAGATCACTATAAAGCTACTGGAGAAAAAAGACTAGATTTGTTAAAACTAATAGACACTACTGAGGCAGTGTTTAAAGAAGAAACAATGAGGAACATTGTAGGGTCTATACAGCAAAGAAGTGAGGCTTTTAGTAATTCTTTATCGTTAAGAACAAAAACTTCTACTATGCGTAAACTACTAGATAGCATGGGAGGAACAGGAACAGGTAAGTTTGCAGGAGCTCTTAAAAGTGCTAGGGGTTATTTACAGGCTTTAATGCCCGGACGAGAAATAGAAGGGTTAGCAGAACAAGAAGTGTTTGAAGCCCTCTCTAATCAACTTGCACTACTTGTTAGAAATCCTAAATCTGACATGGGCCTACCCGGTTCTACTTCTAACAAAGATCTAGAGTTTTTGATTGACTCTGTTCCTAATTTGTTAAAGTCTCCAGAAGGTAACAAACTTCTTCTTGATGTGTACGATTCAGCACATAAATTAAAAGCCGACATTTTAGACGAACAACGTAGACTTATAGCAGAAAACGGCGGGAAACCCCCTTTAAACTTGGAGCAACAACTGTCTAAATTTGCAGACGAGGCTTTCAATACTAAAGAAAACAAAGAGCTTGTTGGTAAATTAAGAGGTTTTACAGAAACAAATCAGAAGCCTGTACGTCAAGATTTAATAGACAGATTAAAAAGAGATAAGCTGTTAAACGTAGATCCTGAAGAGGAAGAAAAAGAAGACACAAGAACACCCTCTCAAAGACTAGCAGATCAAAGCAAAAGAGTGTTCGGAGGTTAAGCATGTCTACACTAGATAGGGAAACTATGGAACAAACGGCTGCTTGGCTCAAGAGTAATCAAGCATTGGTCGATACTCAGGAGTATCTTGAGAGGGCAGAAATATACTACTCTATAAAAGACAGGATAGATAAGCAACCAGCACCTGAGACTAAAGAAGAATTAAAGTCTTGGCTCAAGAGTAATCAAGCATTGGTCGATACTGAGGAGTATCTTAATAAAGCAGAGGCTTATTATGCTATGGCAGACAGCCCTGATGTTTCTTCAGTGGACGCTGCTGCTAGAGGTGCTTTACAAGGAGCTACCTTTGAGTTTGCAGACGAAATTATAGCAGGAGCCTCTGCCGCTGCCTCCTATCTGACTGATAACCCTAGTGGGCAGACCTTTAGCCAGCTCTACGATACTCGTAAGGCTGAAGAGGATGCGTTACTCAGCGCCTATAAAGAAGAGACTGGAGGTTCTTACCTTGCTGGTCAAGTTGCAGGCTCTGTAGCTACTATACCTTTTGGCGGTTTGTTTGGTAAAACAGGGCAGTTGTTGTTTGGTGTCGGTGGAAGAGGTGCTACAGCAGGACAAACAGCAGCACGTACAGCCGCAGCAGGAGCAACACAAGCAGGTTTGGCTGGGGTAGGAGCTGGAGAAGACTTAGAGTCTAGGCTTATTCAGGGGTCTTTAGGAGTAGGTTTAGGCGGTCTTATAGGAGGAGGATTAGGAGCTGCTGGCTATAAACTAGCAGAGAAGGTAGCTAATTCTTCTACAGGTCTTATAAACACTGCTGCAAAAACTGGAGCAAAACCAAGAGACACTATTGAGCTTGGTCAAGAGCTTATTCCTCAACTAACTGCAATAGCTGGTAGAGCTAAAGCTGCTAGAGATGCTGCTTATACCGGATGGAGAAACAAGCTAGACGCTCGTGTTGATAGGTTTAATTCTCTCGTATCTAAAAAAGGAGCGACTGCCGCAAGCCAAAAGATATTTAAAGACGAGACTGAAGAAGGAGCTGCACAGGTAATACCGACAGGTGCGCTCAAGTCTATGGTAGATGGTATGCAGGGTCTTGTAGAAAACCAGAAGAACATTAACGCTATTCTTTCGGAAGGTGACAGAGTAAGTATAGACACCTACAGGAACATGTACAAAACTGCTTGGGACTTACAAAAACAACTAGCTCCTAACAAGGCTGCTCCGTTAGCTAAGAAACTTAAAGATATACAGGGTTTTGAGTACAAGCATTTAGATTCTCTTTTTCCCGGTATAGGCAAAGCTAGGAAAGAGCTAGACGAGTCTGTAAGGAACTATGAAACAGGACAGCTTATTAATGACCAGTTAGTGACTAAGGTTGCTAGAGGCGAGGCTCTGGAGCCAACATTTGCTCAGAAGTTCTTGCCCTCTAATAACTCATCATACAACGAGTTTTCCGCGCTTCAGAACAGGGTCAACTCTTGGGCTAAAGAGGCTGGACTGTCACAAAAAACAGCGGACGAGATACTAGCACCTTTAAGAGCTAATGCTTTAAGCGATGTTATTAACAACCCACGACTGTTAGAAAGAGTAGCTACTAGGGCTACTTCGGAAGATAAGGTATTGTTAAGGCACTACAAAGAAATGCTTACGCCAGAACAGTTTAGGTTTGTAGAGTCTTTGTCTAAACTAGAGAAAGGTAGTTTACCGCGAAGAATTAACTCTTTACTAGATTACTACAGTAGTAGTGCTGCTTTAGGTCTTGTTGGGGTAGGTGGAGCTACTGCTGGTGTAGCAGCTTTAACGGCAGGAGGGGCTGCTGGATTAGCTGTTCTTGGTTTGTATTTAGGAAGTCCTCTGTTAATAAGAACTATAGCTAATAAGCCTAACTTGTTGGCTCAGGCTAACAGGATAGTGACGGCTCCTTTAGATACACCACCTAAAAAACTTTTGGGCCTCACAGAGTCTCTAGGTAAAGGTGCTATAAAAGCTCAGATTATATTACCTACTACAGCAATTAGAACGATAGCGTCTTTACAAGAGGCTAAAGAAGCCACTGGAGAGTAAACAAAAAAGCCCTGCGTAGTCATCTACACAGGGCTTTTTAGTACCTACAGAGTCTACACTATCTCACATGCACCACCTACACACGCTAACTCCTGACTTCCTGTCGTGTTATCCTCTTCCTCGTACTTCTCCAGATCATTCCAATCTACACCCACCGGCATCTCTGCTACTAGCTTATCGTACTCCTCAGCATTGATGTCCTCATAAGGAGCTTGTTGATATACATGGTCACTATATGGCAACAAACTAATCCCGCTACACAGATCAAAGTTTTCCCATATCCACTGTGCTACTTGCAAGAACTCGTCATCCGTATAGTACACAGTGATACTTGGCTTATGTTCGCACCAGTGATTCTGGTAAGCCTTCCAAAGCTCTAGCTGCTGCATTGCTCCCACCTGCTTGACAGTCACAGAGGACTCTGGAGCCTTCACAGGGAAGCTAAAGACTGATGACGTAGGTGACATAACATCCTGCTCTACAGGGAATCCGGCCATTCCCATGAAGACTGCAAGCGGGTCTTTGTGGTCGCTACGTACTCTGCGAATGTAATGCTTAGAGAAGCGAGGATGGATACCAGAAGCAGAATCGACAAGCTGAGATACAGTACCACTTGGCTTAACACATGTAATAGCTGTAGATTGATTAATCCCAAGTACTCCAGCCCACTTCTTATTCGTCTTAATAGCAACATCACGTATCTCCTCCAGCCACTTGGATAAGTCTTTAGAATCTCCCTTACTCAGCAGGTAGTGATCCATGATACCTGTCATGCTGACACCTAGTAGCGCCTCTTCCTCAGTGTTCTTCTTCCAGCAGTTACGCAGGTAGCGGAAGTCTGTCAATGTAGCCTGTAGTGTACCAATGAGCGCAGCCATCTCTGATTTCTTCTTCAATGTCTGTAGATCATCATTAGGACGTACTACAATCTCTGACAGGTTACAGAACTGGTTACTACGTAGGATGATTTCAGAGCATGGGTTAGTACCAAAGTCCTGCTCAGGGTC